CATCGAGTTATACCAGATATACGCGCTTGGTGAGTTTGCTACACCGCAGACAATTATTTACACGAATTGGGACATAATTAATGAGCCACCGCGGAGCTTTGACGATATTATCTATGGACTCGACTTTGGATACAACAACCCGACATGCCTTCTCAAGATAGGCTGGAGAGATCAGGAGATATACATCTTAGACGAACTTTATCAGACGCACCTAACAAATTCAGAATTGATCGATAGGCTAAAAGAGTTAAACGTATCTAAGAACAGCCCTATATTTGCCGACTCCGCAGAACCGGATCGCATAAAAGAAATACAACAGGCGGGATACTGGATACAAGGTGTGGCTAAGAATGTAAAGAACGGAATTGACCAAGTAAAACGCAGGAAAATTCACATACTATCTCATTGTGTGAATACTATACGTGAAATTAAAAATTACTCTTGGCGTAAAAAAGGTGATATAATCTTAGACGAACCAGTGAAATTCGATGATCATTGTTTTGATAATAAAACTGAAATTTTAACAGAAAATGGCTGGAAATTATTTAAGGAATTGAAATCCGGGGAGAAAGTTGCTACGATGGGTGCTGATGGATATTTAGAGTGGAATGAGCCTTATGAGTATATCGACCAAGAGTATGACGGGATAATGTATGTCCACGAAGGTAATAATTTAAATTTTGCAGTAACGAGAAATCACCGCTTTTGGAATGCGAGCCAATACTCAGCTAAGAAAGTAAGAAAACCGCGGTTTTATTTTTGGACATATGAAGAATTACCTCAGTTATCATTTGTGTTAAGGGTGGCTCGTACAAAATCGGGAGAGAAAGTGGATTTATTATTTGCTGAATTCGTTGGTTTTTGGCTTGCAGAAGGATGTAAAAGTTTAACAAGAGGCCGAAAATATGTGCATGTAGACAATAAAGATAAAGAATATTTAGCAAAATTCAAAGAGAAATTTGGTGGTAGTTTATATAAAACTTCAACAGCTTGGCGTTTATCTATTCGTTCAGATTATTTATATGATGCTTTACCACGCGGTTTGACAGATACAAAATATATACCAAATTATGTGTTTAAATGGGATCAAGCTGGTGTTGAGGCATTTCTTAAGGGAACTCTAAAAGGTGATGGAAGAGTCAGTAAGAAAGGAATTAGTATTGATTTAGCATCTAAGCAATTAATAGATGATTTACAAAGATTATTATTCTTGCATGGTTTTGCTACTAATGTTTATAATATATATGCATGGCGTTTATCAAAAACACCTTCCGGTTATAGTTTTTGTAAGCCAATATGGAGATTGTCGATATCGAAAGAAACACGCGGCACAAATGGAATGGGCTTTGTAGAGTTAAGAAAAGATAAAATCAAAATTGTTCATTATAAAGGGCGAATTTATAGTGTTAATGTTAAAAATCATATAATAGCTGTTAGGCGTAATGGTAGAATTATGTGGACGGGGAATTCGATGGACAGTCTAAGATACGCGGTTACTGGAAAAATCATGACTGCCAAGCCGCAATTTACCACAGCCAAGCATACCATTAAATTGTAAGGGGAGGTTTTGCTCATGAAAACTAAAGCCCAAGAATTGACTAATCAGTTTTCGTATACATGGGCAAATTTATTACAAGATATAGGTGAAATATATAATATTCCAGATTTAGATTCTCAAACTTGCAGTGAAATGCTAAAAGATGAATCAATTTTTTCGGGATTGAAATTCTTTGCAAGCAATGTAGCTAACTCTATTGGTCAGTTTATTCATGATAAGGAGGAGATACAAGATTTTGTTCAAGAAAATTTCGAAGAATTATCTACTTCCTTTGCTATCACGCTTGCAGAAATGGTAATAAAAATGAAGACATTTGGGTTTTGTGTTGCAGAAATCGTGTGGAAGGTAAAACAAAATCATTTAATGCTTTCTAAATTAGTGATCTTAGATCCACTTCATACAACTTTTAATATGGAAAACGGAGAGATAAAATCAGTTAATCAGTATACTGCTATAAAGGGCAGAATTGAAATACCAGCTAATAAATGTTTTATTTTACGCAATGGATCAGGCTTATATGGAGAAAGCGCTTTAATTCCGGTTTATCGTAGTTGGAAAATGAAAAAAGTTCTGATGAAATTCTGGGCAATAGCAATGGAAAGATATGCTGTACCAGTTTTAGTCGGAAAGACACAAGGTGATACCGATAAACTTTCTCAAGCATTAGCGGGGCTTTGGACTAATGGTATTATCGCTTCAACCCCAGATACAGATATAAATGTGTTAGAGCCGAAAAACACAGTTACAGAGACATTTACCAAAGCTATTGATCATCTCGATATGATGATATATCGTGGCTTGCTACTTCCAAGATTGTTAGGCGGACCTCAGGCAAGTATAGGCTCGTACGCACTTGGAAAAGTACAACTTGATCTCTTCCTATCTGCTGTAAGGCAAGAAGCTAACCGAATCGCCGAGGAGGTTATTGACCAGATTGTGGCAAAGATTATAGAATATAACTTTATTGATGTTGACTCATATGGTTCATTTACTCCTGTGAGCGAAATGACCCCAGAGGATAAGGCTAAGTTTACAGATATTCTATCTGATCTTTCAGATATGGGTATTCTCGACCCTGTATCAGATGAAAATTGGATACGAAATATGTTAGGGCTTCCAATAACAGAGCAACCTGTTATAGAACCAGAAGCTACAAGTGAGGAACAAGAAAAATGAAATATATCGGGACTGCTAAAAGACTGCTTTCAGTAATTGATGAATGGACATTACGTAAGACTAAGAAATATATACGTGCTAAATTAAGTGAGCTTGTACAGCAGCTAAGATTGGGACATTCAACTAACTTTACAATCTCAGATATTGTATATACTACATATTTGATGGCATATACATGTGGGCGTATAATAGCAATTGGAAATAATAGGAAACAAAGAATTATAATAAAGAAAGCAGAACCAGATGAGCAATTAATAACGTTATATAAGTTGTTAATTAAGCCAAATGCGCAAATTATTGAAAAACTAATTCGTGTACCTGTATCTAAGCTACCCATGGATAGTGTACTTGAGCTTTTTGCACCCAGTATCGCGGCTTTGACTGTGTTCGAAACATATTCAATGAGTTTAAATCTATTAGATCAGACCACAACGAAGAAGACACAGCGTTGGGTATTAGATACAATTCAACAAGGCATGAGCGAACGAGAAGCGACGATATATTTAAAACAGAAATTGGGTGCAGAATTAGAAAACAGGGCACAGAAAATTGCACGAACTGAGGCAACACGCGCATATAATTTGGGTACTTACGAGGAATCTTTTGATTCTGGAATTGTTGAAGGATATAGGTTTAATGCAGTTTTAGACGAACGGACAACCGAGATATGCAGAGCGAGGCACGGAATATATATACCTAAAAATGATATTGGAATACTCGCTCAGAATACTCCGCCGCTTCATGTAAATTGTCGAAGCTTGCTTGAACCGGTAACAACATTTGATAAAAAGCCAACAAAAACAGTATATGATCTACCAGTAGATGAAAAAATTCAACCGCAGACGCGTGATGGGGATACAGAGTTTGTGTATAATTATTTGCAAGCAAAGGTGGGTGGTTAAAATTGAAGCTTGAGGAGATAACACCAGCACGATTAAATAAAGTTAGTGATAAGGAATTATTGGCTATACATCTTAGATTACACCAGTTATATGGAAATACAACAGAGTTTACTAAAGAAGATATTATTAATTTTCATAAACTTGTGATTGAGGAAATGAAGAAGCGTGGAATGAATCACAATATAGAAGATGCTCTTGATATACATACACGTGAATTATTAAAGAATGTTAATGATACGATGGTTGTGCCTGATTTTGTTAGTATAGTTGGTTCAACAGTAAAAGGCAACAAAGAACCTGACGATCTCGATATTCTTATCCGCGCAGAGCGAATTGATAAGGGATTTCTTATCTACCCCGAGAATATAGAATTACCTATCCGAAATATAGTTGATCCTAATAAACAGCAGAAATTACATTTTATCCCTAATCCGCAAGGTGCGCATGATGATTATATCCCGGTTTTTGATCTTGTATTAAGAGCTAAGAAACTTCAACTTGTTAAACTTAATTTTGCCAAGCGAGTCGAGCCTATCACAAGATATATACCTCAAAAGCCATTCATGGCAGGATATACAGAGTTTTTTTCTGCAGAGGAGTTATGGAATAAATGGGCTGTAAAGCATGAAGATAAAACATTCTTAATCTCACCTAAAATTGATGGCTTTAGAACCATTATTCAAAAACGCGGGCAAAATGTTTCAATTTGGTTTGAAGATACTAAAGAAGACAGAGCTGAACAACTGCCGCAAATAGTTAACGCAATAAAAGAATATGAGGATTGTATCGTAGAAGGTGAGTTAGTTGTAAAACGAGGAAATAAATTTCTTGCACGACCTGAAATTATATCTTTTCTCGCTGGAAAGATACAAGCCGAACCTGTTATATTTCTGTATGATATTTTGTATTTCCGTGATGATATACATAATGAGCCATTCTCAGATAGGTATAAATTACTAAAGAAGTTTAATAAAAAGCCGTTTAGTGTTTTACCACAATATAAAGCTAAGACAAAACAAAGCTTCTTAGATGCATGTAGAAAAGCAGTTTCATATAATGCACCTGTTGAGGGTGTTGTGACGCGTGTTTCAGATATGTCGTATCACTTTGGAGCAACTGAAGAGTATGCAAAATTTAAGCTCTGGGTAGAACTTAAAGTTAAGGTTGTTAAAATACATACTACTAAAAATGGTTATGTCTATGAGTGTGCTTTACGTAATAAAGATACAGATGTGATTATAGGAAAAACATTCGTATCTAAGAGTAAACTTGTTAATGAAGGGGAAGTTTTGAATGTAGCAGTTGAAGAGCTTTTATTGTATCCAGATGGTACGGTTAAATGGGGTAAACCTTTCCCACTGGGACCTGATAAATCACGACCTGCATATACAGTAACACAAGCTATCGATATAGCCAGACGTGGTAAATGCTTAAAAGAAATAATAACGAAGTTAAAGGATGAAGGTGATACAAGCGGTGAAGAAGGCGAGCGAAAATGGAAACAGATTTGGTATTCAATTTATCCTCGCTCTGGCAGGGGGCGTTTTGTCTACCAGTGGCATTTTCGAGGTTTAAATGAGGAAGAGATAAATTTATCTGCTGAAGAGCTACTGAAACGTGGACATTCTGTCCATGGTGATTTGCGTTTTGAGGGTGAAAATGCACTGTGGGGATTTACAGTATTCTTAGGTAAACCTGAGGATGTTTTGAAAGGAAAAGATGTTACTAATCTTGGAGAATTTAAATTACAGGGTACATTCAAACTTGTACAGCCGAAAGAATGGCTTAAGATAGGTGAACCACCATATGTTGTTAAGCCCGGGGATGTGGGAGCAACTAACAAAAGTTATGCTAAGTTTTTTAAGATAGATTCGGGTACTTATAATATGGGCGTATGGCGTGAACATATGGTTGAAATTTTTATACATGGTAGTAAAATTAAAGGTAGGCATTTAATTGAATACGCTCCTGTAGGCACAAAAAGAATCTGGCTAATCGAAAAACCCGAAGATCAGACACCATATGCAGAAAAGCACCAGATTGAGAATGTAATTAAGGGACTGCGCGAAAAAGGACAAACTTATTTGCTGTGGGCGGAGCCGGGAGAGAAGCCGAAGCTAATTGATGTTAGAAAAATATCTTCAAAAACTATACCAGTATACCGCGCAAAACCTCATTATGTCCTCGCTCCCGTTCTTGTACCTAATGAACCTGATTGGTATGGTGATATAATATCTGAAGAGGAGATACGAAAGGCGGCTACAAAATGGTTACACGAATATCGCAAAGTGGGTATTTTTCATAAAAATGAACTTGAAGATACTCAAGCTCGTGTAGTAGACTCTTTTATAGCTCCTGTTGATTTAGTGTTGGATAATAAGAAAATTAAACGTGGTACCTGGCTATTGGGTATTGAGATAAAAGATAATACATTATGGGGTATGATAGAGACAGGAAAGATATCTGGCTTAAGTATGGAAGGAGTCGCAATTAGACGGGAGGTACAAGAGAATGGGTAAGAAAAGGAAATTACATAAGTTAGAAAATTTAGAGGTTTTTTCTATACATCTTGTAGATGATCCCGCTGTTGAGGAGGCAAAATTCCTTGTAAAAAAAAGTAAAGGAGGGAAAAACATGGATAAAAGAGAATTAGTCGATGAGATGAACGAAGAGGAACAAATCAGCGAGAGAATCCAAGAAGTTGAAAAATCAGCTGATGAAGCACTTAAGCTGGTTGGAAAATTTCTTGATGATATTAAAGAGCTCGCTGATGATCTACCAGATAAGATTAAAGATGCAGTTGGAAAGCTTGCAGATGCATTTAAGGCCAGCTATGGCTACCCTGTGCCTAAATCAAAAGACCCTGAATTAGCTAAACTCTATGAGGAGCTTCAAAAACACAAAGAAGAGACTAACATACTAAAAGCTGAATTGTGGGCAAAGGAAAGGATAGCAGAAGGTAAACCACCCGCGGTAGTGAATAAGCTGGTTGAATTATTGAAATCAACACCCGCGATGAAGGATACCGCAGAAGAAATCTTGAAAGCTATTCCAAGTGTTGATCTATCTCAAAAAGCATCAGAAAAAATAACCAAGGATAAGCTCGAGGAAATGAAGGCAAGAGTAAATGCAGTCGCAGATGCTGTGTGGGGAGGTGAAAAATAATGTTGTTAGAAAGAGTTGAGCTTCTTAAAAAGGTTGATGTATCTGGTAATTTGGCTGCACCACAGATAATGGGCTGGGATGGAACAAAGTATATCGTAGCTGTTGGAACGAAACAAGATACTTTCAATGGTGATGACTCTACAACGGAGTTTACACTAACATACGGTGATATTGTACATGGTTCAGTTGTGATAGAGGTAGATGAAACTGAGCTTACAGAGGATACAGATTATACTGTCGATTATTCAGCTGGAAAAATAACATTCCAAACTGCACCAGCGAGCGGTACGGATAATATCGTGGTAGACTATAGTTATTTTGCTGCCGATCCAAGCGGAATACTGTTAGATGATATCACAGCCAGCCAAGATCCTGATTATGCCCGTCTAATATTGTTAGGAGTATATTACCTTGATAATTTTGAAACCGCCCCACTTGTAGATGTAATAGAGCGGTTGGCACGAAACAATATTTTCTTAGTACCACGCACAAGTGCTTAACCTTAAAAAAGGAGGGATAACTAATGGCTTTTAATTGGCAATTTCTAACAGATTTATACAGAAAAGCAAAAGTAGAAGATTACTTTCTTACAAATATGCTTGGAAAACAGAAGCGGCTTTCACCTCTTCCCGAGATAAGAGTACGAATGGAATCCGGCTCAATGTCTGTAGCCGCGCTTGGTAAAATAGGTGATCCGCCACGGGCAATAAATGCCAGTACTGCTGTTACGGAGACAACGCTTCAGCCAGCGCAGATATTTGAGTATGATACTATAACCGAAGATGATGTCTTTACAATAGCTAACCCTGAGATAGTTGCAGTGAATAGCACGGCGGAAACAGTTAGCAATGCAGAGTATATCCGCGCGGTTAAACTTGAAGAGCTTAAAAGACGTGTAATGCGCCGGATTGAACTTATGTTCGCAGAGATAATTACAACCGGCGGGATAAATTACAATGATGGTGAAAGAGCTTACAGTGTTAGTTATGGTGTAACGCCCGGTTCTTTGGAGATTTCGTCTTCATCGACAGTATACTCAGATTTGTTGGATATTGCAGATGAGATGAGAAGCGCTGGACACAATCCAAGTATGATAATCATAACTAAGAATGTTGAAACAGCTCTTATGGGTAATGACCAAATAATTGAAATGCTGAATACTCGTACTTTTGGACTTGGGCAAGCTAACTTGAAACAATATACCAATGCGCGGGAAATACTTAGACTTGAAGGCTTGCCTCCAATTGTATGTTACATGGGTACGTATACGAATTCGGAAGGATCATCAACTAAGTATGTTAATGACTCCGATTTTGTTATAATGGTAGATTCAACAGCGTTCCGACTCGGTTATGGTGCAATACAGAATTATCACTTAAGTGAGACACCCAAGGCGATAGATGTAGCTTCTTGGGAAGAAGTAGTTAACCACGGAACTGAAAAGGCTCTGTTCGTGCTTTCACGCCCGCTCCCTTATATCGTTAGCGCAGACGCTTTGAAGATATACAGCGTAACAATTAGCTGAGCGTGTGGGGGCACAATTAATTGCCCCCTCCGCTTTTTGGGAGTGATTGAATGACAGTTGAAGAGTTGAGACTGACTTTAAGCGAACAATTTCAAAAATTATCCGGCGCGATATTGCCAGATGACGCTGTGCTTGGAAATTTCTTTGAAGAAGCCAAGATATTTGTATCTAACTTTGTTCAAGTAGATTCGAATGCTGAGCGTATTCTTTACCCTTTATACGTAGCTACTAAATTGTTAGAAAGAAATGGACTTTTTGATCTCGCAGATAAATATTGGCAAAGATTCAAAGAAACTCTCCAATTGCTGAGTGGACAAGCAATAACCGAACCCACGAGAAGTGATATTACCGTGCAAAGCGATGAAAGAGTATTTGATGAAACAGAATTAGAGAAGTGGTAGCATATGGTGAAAATCTCTGTTGAGATTCATGATCGTGAGTTACAAAAATTACTTAGCAAATTAAGTAGCTTAGATTTATCTGCTCCTATGAAAGATATATCCATATACATGAAATCATCTGTACTAAAAAACTTTGAAGCACAGGGGCGTCCTGAGAGATGGAAACCACTTTCACCTGAATATGCAGAATGGAAAGCTAGGCATGGTTATTCATCTAAGATTCTTATACGTAAACACAGATTAATGCAATCTATTAGTGCGCGTTCAGGTACAAATTACGCAAGAATTTTTACAGGAGTCGATTATGGTATTTATCATCAACTCGGAACTAAGAAAATGCCCGCGAGACCATTTCTTGTGATACAAGATGAGGATGTAGAAGTAGCTAAGAAAATTCTTCAATCTTTTGTGGAGAAGGTGGCAAGAGTATGAGAGCTGAGATTTTGGAAATGATTCAGAACAAGTTAAAAGAAATAAACTTAGATGCCGAGTTATTTGAACCTAACTGGGAAATTCCACATGCAACACCCGCTGTGTGGATAGAACTTGCTTCTGAAGAAATAAAAGAAGGTTTTTCAGCACAAGAACGAAAAATTCCAATAACAATTTTTATCGCTGAAAGAGTATTCGCTTCTAACTTTTATGAAGAACAGATAAATATGTTGAACTTAGCTGATCAAGTAGAAGAGTTATTAACTAACTATATTACCCAAGTACAAGAGAAGAAAATTGTGATAGAATATGCGGGTTGCTCTTATTTTTCAGAACAAGCAAGACAAGAAGAAGGCATGTTAACAATCTTAGCTATCGCGTTGAAATTTAAAGTTAAATTCAGGAGGTGAAATTAGATGAGTATAACACCTGAAGAAGTGAAACTTGTACTTCCACAAGCTGAATTTGTTAGAACAATATCTCCAAGTGGTACAACTGAAATAACCAAGCGAATTGGTATAGGAGGTTTAACCCGTTCTAAGTTTCTTACACATGCGATTAGTGTAGATATGGAAGGCGATATTACATCTCCCAACCTTATTAAAGCTTTGTTGGGGAATACTGAAATGACTATAGATATACACGATTTGGAAGTTTCTGGTGCTTTGTGTGAATCAATTGATATTGGTATTACAGCAACTGACCCTGTTACTTTTAGTGCTTCTTTGCAGGCTAAGAATATTAGCACAATATCACCGGGAACACCTACAGAACCGGACGAGTTGTTCACAAAGGCAGAAGGAATTATCGCAATTAACGGATCGCCTACCGATATAAACGAGCTATCTTTAAGTCTCGAAAGAGATTTAGAGGCTGTCTACGGTGGAACAGGTGCGACTGTTTCTGAGCGTATGAAACCCACAAGCTTCAAAATAGGTACTTGGGAGTATTCGGGTGATTTTTCCATTGAACCCAGCACGCTCTCAGATATTATTAAACTTTGGGATCCCACAGACACTAAATGGAATATCGTTGCTCAGTTTATAGATGCTGTTACAAGTTCACATACATTCGGCTTTGTACTAAGAAATATAGTTATAAGTGAAACTGGCGGAGATGTATCAGCGGAAGAAATTACTGCCTCGCGTTCTTTTGAAGCCGAAGCTTTCGAGGTTGGTGAGGTAGCTTCTGAATCATTCGTTGGTGATGGAACAACGACAGATTATGTTCTAACAGATACACCTTTAGCTAATTCTGTTCTTGCTAAGGTAGCAGATACTTATACTACAGATTTTACCGTTGATTATGGAACAAAAACAGTTACATTTGGGACAGCACCCGGAGATGGCGATGACATAGTAATTACTTATCTCACGGAGGTGGTTTTGTCATGATCTTTATCCCAGATTCAGTAGTTGAGTATGAGATAGACGGCGCAACATTCAAGCTCCGTCCGCTCTCAGGTGAGGAAGTTCTGAAAATTCTTGGTAAAAAGGGATTTGATAAAAATCTTGATGCTGAGGTGGCGGCGGAATTAGTACATGCCAGTGTTCTTGAATTTTATTACGAGGGCAAAAGATATTCTAAAGACTTGATTTCTGCACTTAAAACTGATGTCTATCTCGCACTTTTACAAAAAGTTATGAGCTTAAATATGGAGGTAGATACAAAAAACTCACCCAATTTGAAAAAATTATCTTAGTCATGATGAAAACACACGGATTACCTTGGGGTTGGAAAACCCCATTTCGAACAATGTTAGCAGTCCTCCTATTAAAGGAGGGGTCGTAAATGGCGGCGACTGTTGAAATAGTTATCAAAGCTGTAGATCAGATGTCGCAAGTTTTAGATCAAGTTAGACAAAAAACGAAGAATCTTAGAGAAGTAGGAACTACTTTTCAAAAAGTCGGTTTAGGTTTAACTGCTGTCGGCGGTGCAATTTCAGCGGGAATAGGTATGGCTGTAAAAACTTTTGAAGAATTCGAATATGCTATGAAAAATGTTCAAGCTGTATCTGGTGCTACTGGAGAGGAACTAACAATATTAGAAGAAAAAGCACGGGAGATGGGAGCAAGCACAGTATTCTCTGCTAAAGAGGCGGCAGACGCAATGTATTATCTCGCGTCAGCTGGTATGAAAACTCAGGATATTGTTAGTTCCTTAAATGGTGTCTTACAGCTTGCCGCGGCGACACAATCCGATCTTGCATTTGCCTCTCAAACTATTACCGCGTCATTGTCTCAATTTGGTTTATCCGCTGAACAAGCCGGCAGAGTCGCTGATGTATTTGCTTCTGCGATCTCTAATTCTCAAGCCACCTTGGAAAAATTAGCTAATTCTATGCGTTATGTGGGCCCCGTCGCTAACTCGCTTGGAATGAGTCTTGAAGAGACAACCGCCACATTAATGGCATTATATAATGCCGGGTATAGAGGAGAACAAGCTGGTACTATACTGCGTGGTGCTTTCTCGGCATTGCTTTCACCATCTAAATCAGTTAGAGAAGCAATAAATAGCTTGGGGCTTGAACTTCAAGATTTAAATCCCACAGTACACAGTGTTGCTGAAATAATCGATACTTTGGCTAAAGCCGGTGCAGATACAGCAGATGTCATTCAAATATTTGGAAGAGAAGCGGGACCGGGAGTAGCCGCGCTTATTCAGCAAGGCGGGGATGCTATACGTAAATATACATCCGCTTTAAAAAGCGCTGGTGGAACTGCACAAAATGTAGCAGAAACCCAGATGGATTCACTACATGGGCAGTTAAAGATACTTCGTTCTGCTTTTCAGGAAATGCAAATCGCAATTGGAGAAGCAGTTTTACCCACTATAAGTGCTTTTGTTGAGAAAATAACAAGTTTAATTAACTGGTTTAATCAGTTACCTGAACCTATAAAAAACGCGATAACTAACATGACGATGTGGGGCAGTGCGATATTGACTGTGTCCGGTGGCGCTTCACTGCTTATTGGTACAATTATGAAAATGATCGCTACATTTAAAGAATTTGGAAGTATGCTCAGCCTCTTAACAGGAAATGTTAGCAAACTTAGTGGTGTCTTTACCTTATTAAAAACAGTATCTTTAAGCGCCGCTAAAGGAATAGGGAGCGCACTAAGTTTCTTAGCCACGAATCCTCAATGGCTTCTGCTCGCTGCTACTATAGCAGGAATAATCATAATTATAAAAGCGATTATTGAGCATTGGGATGAGGTAGTTGCGTTTTTCAAAAAGACCTTAAAAGTTATTGTTAATATTTTTTCCGCAGCTTGGAATGCGATAAAGAAAGTCGCTTTATTTGTTGTTGATCTCATCGTTCAAGATTGGAAAAACTTTGTTAGAGAATGGCAGAGAATATGGGAAGCGATAAAAAAAGTTGCAGAAATTATCTGGAATTTCTTAAAAGAAATTGCAATTGCGGTAGCAGATTATATTACTAAACGCTGGAAAGCTTTTGTAGAATTTTGGAAATCCGCCTGGAACGTTATAAAAAGCATTGCAGAATACGTTTGGAAAGGAATTAAGCTTGTAGCAGAGGCGGTTATTACTTTTCTAACTGCGCGTTGGACTGCTTTTGCTAAATTCTGGCAAGCAACTTGGGATGTAATAAAAAAAGTGGCGGGTGCTGTATGGAACTTTTTAAAGGCTATTGCTGAAGCGGTTGCAATGTTTATAACAGAGAGATGGAAAGCATTTGCTGAATTTTGGAAAAAACTTTGGGAAGGGATACAACGAGTCGCAACTGCGATTTGGAATGCTATCAAAAAGGCTGGCGAAGCTGTTGTTAATGCGTTGAAAAGTATTTGGGAAGGTTTTGCCAACTTCTGGAAAAAACTTTGGGACGGCTTAAAGAATTTCGTTCTAAAAATCTGGGACGGTATTAAAGGCGCGGCAAAGAAAGTTAGCGATTCACTTGTTGGCCATTCGATTATACCTGATATGATCGACCAGATTATAAAAGAGTTTAAGCGTCTATCCGAAGCAGAGAATATGATAGAAAATATTGAGGATAGATTCGATAATCTGAGTAAAATAAAATTAGGTGGTATGCAATTAGGTACAGCAGGAGCACAAAGAGTTTCTAACAGAGTTAATGTAGCAGTTAATGTGCGAGAACCTTCAGAACTAACAGATGTTCTACGAAATATAATGCGAGGTGTGATGACATGACAATAAGCAATGCACCCGCAAATTGGACAATAAACATGCGCACAATTCAGTTTAAAATAGAAGATGGCTTAAATATTCTTACGGGTTCTTTTGAAGCAGTTGCAACTGAAAAACCCTCAACATATCCATCGATGACCTTAGAATTTGCAGGCAGGACGTTTCCTATTCAGGTAGTTAGCATTACCGCTCAGCAAAAGGAAAACTGCTGGAGTTTAGCATGCGATTTTGAGGAAGCAGGACGAGAAGCGCTTTTGACCAAGAACATCAGTATCGGCTTTGTTTATCTATCCGCACAGGAGATTCTTGACTTGCTTGTGGAAAAAGAGATTGCTACAAAGAATATTGACGCATTTCTTGGAGATGCAAAAATGTCATTCCAATTCCAAGGTACGATAGAAAATCTTATACAGAATTTCGCTCGTATCTTGGGCGTTAACGTCAGGTGGGTGAGGTAAAGGTGCGAGGCTTTAAGAAAGAGGGTTATATATATGGCTCTTTTCCGACTCAAATTACAAATTACCATTGGATTTGGAATTCAGATGGCTCCTTTTTCTCAGATAATTCTCATATTTACGAGGTAAATGATACCGAACATACTACACCGGTTGATATTATATCCTTTATCGTCATCGATGATACTCATCATCTTATAAAGTATCACAAAGACGATAATATCAAGATCGGCATTTTAGTTGTAAACGATCCCGTTGGGCACTCGCTCGAGATAGATGGAATCTTGCCGATTGGAATCCTACCCGCTCCCCTCTCTTACCCCGAGAATCCTGGAGACCCCTATTTTCGCTATCCTACTAACGCAGTTGTCGCTCCAGACCCCGAATATGACCGTGCTATATTCACCTGCACATGCCCTCGCACAGCATATATGCCCACACTTGAGAAAGTCGGGATAAACTTTTCAACAGGCGAATTAACAAGAGCAAAATCATATATCTTATACGATGGTGACGACACCTATCCCGCCTTGGGAAGCAACTTATACATGGCTGGTACAGACAACTATGTTTATATTCCTATTCTGATACCAGGAAATAGTAAGTTAACTTATTACAAAGTACCTCTGAGCGCAGATAGCAAGACGCTTTTGCAGTCTAACATCGATGTCAATGCATCAGGACCAATTACTGGTGCAACACCATATCGAAATGGATTCTTGAAAACAAAAGATAAAATGGTGATTTTTAATTGGACATTTAGCACGTTTCCTTTTACATTGCATTTTGTGAATTTCGTTGACACAGATAGCGGTTATACCTCGGTTGATTTTTCTAATACCGACCCGGCATTTGCGGGGGCTGCTTCAGAAGCATCTACTAGTCCTCATAGCGCACAGGTAGGAGATAAATTTGTAGTGGCTAATAATGTCAGAGTCTACATCTCAGGACTCCACTATTATTTCTTTATAAACGTGCTTAATGATAATGGAGAACTCGAAAAATCTTTCACAATTTCAAGCCCCGCTTATTATAAAGTGCGTGAAGTGTGGGGTGGAGCCGATGGATATCTTTATATAGCCGGATACGACGATGACCTTTGGAGTTTACGTGTCTTCAAAGTCGATCTCGAAAACGAGACAATGGAAACAGAGCAACAATGGGACGATTTTGGTTTTGAAGGTGATATCTGCTTTGATGGAGACAATATTATTTTCTTAGAATATTGAGGAGAGGAGGAAAATATGCCGAATTATACTTGTCAGATAAATTATAATGAATGGTTTAGTACAGATGGAAATTATACGTTTCTATTAACACCAACCGCTTCCTATTCCTTTGTTTTCGAGCTGTGGTTTCCGAATTTCGACACAGCCACCAAGACCTATTCCAACTCGTATGTAGATGTGTTTCGATTACAGCGTGGACAATTGTTCTCTATTCAAGCGGATAACTATGGTGAAGAAGGTCCCCCCATGGTTACCTACGATGAAATAGAGTTTCAAAAAAATTGCCGTATTCCTTATGATAAAAAGTATGCCAAATTTGAAGGCGGACCGTATTCAGATCAGCTACAATTTGCTTACTGGCATGGCTATGTTACCTATTCAGGCTCCGGATTGATTCTAAGTACCGAAATATCGAGTAAGTTTTATGAGGCGCTTAAAAAGAATAACGCAGTTGTAACGCTTAATGGGACGGCTTTGACTGGAAGAGGAGAATTTTCGATAGAGGGTACTTCCTTCTCTGAGACTAAAACCGTCTCTTTTGAAATCAACTGGGCCTTATATGACGAAATAAATTGGAATCAGCTTAATCGATTGTTTGGCAACCCATACAGCAGAATCGACATTACTGTATCTATCCCCTATTTTACAGCGCAAAAAAGCGGTGAAAAATATATATTAAAAGTTCCGTATAAGTTGGAGATGAAAGAGACATTCGATTACTCCTGTGTGGTAGGCGACTTTAGAAGTGCTGATGAGATAGCACAGATAGTAACAGAAAAAGCATATCAGCTTGCGCTAAGCGATTTGAGTGTTGAGATAGTGGCAAGTGGGAAATACTCGGACCTTGAGGACGGCGCCGTTCCACCCTCAAGCGGTTCGTATATAGTGCCAGGCGCACCTGTCTTGCAGGTTACGAACGAAGATGCGCCTGGCACAGAAGCGCTCGATAGGTTCGCAGAATTGACATTCTTAAACTTAGCACCTAAGGAAATAGTCGAGTTGTCGCTAAGAGAAACTGAGGACGAATTACCAGAACTTGGTGAGATAATAGAGGTGGACGGGACAAATTATCTCGTGGAGAGTTTATCTTACGCAGACGGCTGGTTCAAGGTTACAGCATGGAGACCTTTAACCGAGCAGGTAACTGCTTCAAGCATTGAAAATAAGATGGCAGATGCGATAAAGAGCCAGAACATGAAGCGAGGAGCGCTAGTTTCTACCGAGGCAAATTATGTAAGAGTGCAAACACCGTTCGGTGAAATCAACGTCCCCAAGTCAAAGGCAATCATTCAAGATTCTACTGTTTTTTGGAGGTGAAAATTAATGGCAGAGTTCACATTGGACAATACTAAAAACGGGTTGGTGCTTAAAGCAGCCGGAGGGAAAATTCCGGTCTGGATAAAAGCAACGATACCAGATACTTATAAATTGACAATCTCTGTATATCCCTGTTATCTTGCAGAGCAAAACTGGATCGAGAAGCAAGACCTGTCATCAGCTTCCTCAATGACGTTATCCTTGAAGCCTGTTACCAAGATCGAACAGCTTTATATAGACGACACGCTTTTAGACGAAACCGAATACACCCTCGACTACGTGAACGGAATCGTTACTTTCACATCAGCACAAACAGGAACAGCAACGGTATATTATAAAGCGATACCAAACATTGATACAAGTACAATGTACAGTGAGGAAATTGCTGGCGATGATACAGAAAAGCGTAAAACACTTGTCTTTGATCTCAGCGGGATACCTTATGTCGCATTCGTTTTCACAACAGATAGCACAACAGAATTTACCGTTCAAACCTATTAAGGTGGTGATAACATGCTATATACAGATAGCGAAGGAGTTCATATTGTTTTAGAAATAGGCGATATCTCTGTCTCTCAATTTAATACCGCTTACATAGCGTATGAAAAACCCAGCGGAATAAGAGGAGAGTGGGAGGCAACAATTGAAAGTGAGGAGAAGCAAATTAGATACATTACCCAAAAGGGTGACCTTGACGAAGTCGGACTTTGGAAATTTCAAGCGCATTTAATAGGTACGGACATCAACACGGAGTTTTGGGGAGAAGCTACATGGGTATATGTGAATAGCCATGTGTAAGGGTGAGATGAAATGAAATTTGCACAAGTTTTCAACAGCCGTTACTTTAATTCTTCAGATAGATTAAAGCAAGAATTTATAACTGCTCCCATATACCTTTATTCATTTATGCCCGCCCTTGAAGCTGAGGGTGAGATCAAAGATACAACTGTATTAATTACAAAAGATATAATTTCAGTAGAAAGCCCGGATTTCTATATACCTTCTATAACGTTATATATAACCTCTTCATTTCCAGAAACCAAGGGGGAGTTACAAAATTCCACTGCTATTATCCGTGTTAAGAAAAATGAGCTTATTCCAAGTTCGAGTTTGGAATTAAATACCGGCCTTGTTTATATCGCGCCTTATTCGTTAGATAAATATTTGTCAAAGATACTCGATACTGCATTTATAAATATATTGAAAACACCCTTACATGGTGAAACTGTCAAGGAGCTCACTTCCGCAGATGTAGCAGTAAATGCTCAATCTAAAAATGTTATAGCAACAATAGACATAAACGGCTATACCATTATTTTATTTAGTTATCCCATGTATTTAAATTGGAGCGATATTATACGTGCTGGTACTAAGATAAAAAGTACAACTAAAAATATCGAGCAGATGATAAGTGCAATTAGAGAAAATTATACTTTAAAAAGTAACAGTAAGAATATCGAGCAAGTAGCAAGTTTAACTAAAGGAAGTTATAGTTCAAAGAGTATAATTAATAATGAAGAAAAAAGAGAATCTATAATAGAAACTACCGAATAAAGGAGGTATGTATAAATGGCAACAGCAAGTGTATATAAGAAATTTATCCTAAAGTTGAATACTGGTGAAACTTTTAATTGGGAATCCGATACAATTAAAGTTGCACTTCTTACTTCCGCATATACGCCAGATGAAGCTAACGATGAATTTTTCTCAGATGTCGAAGCTAACGAAGTTACAGGAAATGGTTACACGGCCGGCGGTGAAATTTTATCTAACACTCAGGTTACCTATGACAGCGGTAATGACCAATATATTCTCACGGCTGATAATGTCACATGGACAAATGCAACTATTACAGCTCGGTATGCGGTAATATACAAAGACACCGGCGACTCCTCAACTTCACCGCTTATCGCATATACGGATTTCGGTAATGATGTTGGAATCACAAATCTTGACTTTACTCTCATAATGCCAGTAACCGGGCTTGTCGGATATAAATTTAGCTAAAACTAAGAAAGGGAGTGATCTATAAATGATCACTTTAAATGCGTCTAATAACGCATATACCACCCTTGCGAATGCAATAACAGAAACAGATACAACTATCATAGTTAACTCATCGGCGGGATTTCCTGATACACCATTCCGTGTTACCTTATCTAATGCGTCTAACATAGAAATCGTCGAAATCACCGCTGTAGATGGAAACACTTGGACTGTTATACGCGAGGTAGAAGGCACAACAGCGCAATCATGGGAGGCAGGGACATCTATCGAACTGCGCTGGACAGCCGGGCTGTATGAAATCATGAGAGACGGTATTAACACGTTAGAAACAGATAAAGCTAACAAGGATATGTCTAATGTAACAGCTCCCGATCCTATTGAGCCGACAGATGTGTCTAACAAAAGATATGTAGACGCTGCAACTGCCGCTATTGGCTTGGTTTTTTATCCTACGAAAGACCCCGATACTGAATTCCCAGAGTATTTCATATTAGATAAATACCCTTCTGCCTCCCCGGAGACAATCGAGGTAAGTGCATCGACGGCTGGCGATATCCTGATAGGCGGTTGGCTAAACCTGCTTTCTTTTGATAGACTCAAATTCGGCGCTTACGTGGGTTTCGTTACGGCTGAAGTAATTAGTGGAAATATAGATGTCCAACTTAAGTTCATGCTCTATGAGAAACTTTCAGATGGAACAGAAATATTGATAGGAGAATCGAATCTATCACCCGTAATCAATTCAAAGGATATATACTCAATAACTTTTATATTATCCGAGGATTATATTTTCAACGATGGAAGACTGCTTGGAAAATTATACGCTGTTTATTCCACAGGTGGAGCTTCCACAACTATACGAACATACTTTGGTGGCCCCGAAGCCTCGCGTCTTATCGCTCCGAATGACTTTGGCATATTAGATAAAAATTACTCATTTATTGATCTTTCCAATGTAGAAGACTCTGTTGTAATAGATAAGGTTAAAAATGTAGATGGCGCTGACAGCGGACTTGACGCCGACATGTTAGACGGAAAACACGCTGATGAACTGCAAGCGGCGGGACCTAACATCCTTGATACCGACCCAACGATGAAGTTTATAAGTTTGTTTGGAAGTTTATCTGGGACAGCTAAATGGTTTGGTGGTATACTCGCTTCTAATGGCAAAATATATGGAATACCGCTTAACAGCACACAAGTGTTAGAAATAGACCCTGAAACGCAAAATGTAACTTTGTTTGGTAGTTTATCTGGAACAAGCAAATGGTTTGGTGGTGCTCTCGCTCCAAACGGTAAAATCTATGCGATGCCATACAACAGCACACAAGTGTTAGAAATAGACCCTGAAACGCAAAATGTAACTTTGTTTGGTAGTGAATACCGTTTAGTAGCACGCAAATTTTAGAGATAGACCCTGAAACACAAAATACAACTTTATTTGGTAATTTCTCTGGAGCTGGTAAATGGTTTGGTGGTGTTCTCGCTCCTAATGGTAAAATATATGGAATACCATGTGATAGTACGCAAGTCTTAGAGATAGACCCTGAAACGCAAAATGTAACTTTATTTGGTAATTTCTCTGGAGCTGGTAAATGGTTTGGTGGTGCTCTCGCTCCAAACGGTAAAATCTATGCGATGCCATACAACAGCACACAAGTGTTAGAAATAGACCCTGAAACGCAAAATGTAACTTTGTTTGGTAGTATATGGAATACCACGGGAAAGTACGCAAGTCTTAGAAATAGACCCTGAAACGCAAAATGTAACTTTATTTGGTAATTTCTCTGGAGCTGGTAAATGGATAGGTGGCGTATTAGCTCCTAACGGTAAAATCTATGGGATATCGTATAATAATACACAAGTTCTTTGTCTCCAGCTTATGTCTTACTACGGACCATATCTGAATAAATTTTAATATGTATAACATTCTTAGGAGGTGTAATGATGAAGTGTTTTATCGTTCCTAAGGACAGCGAGCTTAGAAGGGAGTTATCTGCGGCTAAAGTTGTTATATGTTCTGTGAAGCTCACTAACGGCGAGATTGTGGATATAGCAGATATATCGTATAAACAGCGACCCGAGCTACAAGAACTGTTGAGCCACTGCGAGGAGGCGGATATAGACATCGTGGAGGAACAGCCATGATAACAAAATACGAGAAGAATAAACTTGTTAAATTACGTAAACAAGGTTATTCATGGCGTGAGATAGCACGTGAATTCAAAAAAGTCTCAAAAGAAAGTTATACAGATTTACGACCTCGCAGATGAAATGGACTTATCCCCTAAACGTGTTAAAGAAACTTTGAACAAGCTAATAGAGTCAGGCAAGAACATAACTATCGACAATAACATAGTTATATTCAATGAACCACGCAAAGGGGCTGAAATTGACTTTGAAACGGGCAACAGCGACTACATTAAATTTGGCATAGTTTCAGACACTCACTTTGGCTCGAAATACCAGCAATTAACCGCATTGTATGACTTTTATAACCGTTGTAAAAGTGAAGATGTACAAGTGGTGTTTCACGCAGGCGACTGGGTAGCAGGACGCGGGATATATAAAGGACAGGAATACGACAACTTTTTACACAGCATGAAGGAACAGCGCGAGTATTTGATGGAAAAATACCCCAGAACTGGTATTAAAACAATCGGGATCACAGGCAACCATGATGAATCTTGGACATCGCTAACGGGTGATTCTCTAATAAACTTAGCCGCGCAGACGCGTGATGATATAGAAATAGTTGCAGAATACCAAGCCTTTGTGAACTTTAACGGCTTCAAA